CTATTATAACCATAATCTTTGAAATCCTTAAACAACTGTTCAACCAATGATGTAGTAGGCACAACAATAAGTATCTTGTTTTGCTTACTTTCTTTTAATCTTAATAAGTTAAATATCATTATCAGGTAAATGATAAGTGATTTACCAGAGGCAGTTGGTGACAACAACAAACATCTATTTTTTTTAACAGCGTGAATAAAGGCCTCTCGCTGATAATCTCTTACTTCAATGTTTGGTATTTTTAATGCGTTTATAAAATGATCTATTTTTTTATCGTCAACATTTGTGTCTTTAATTTTAGTACCATCAACAACCTGTACATTATTTTCGGCACACCAATTTATAATATAGTGATATAGACCTGTGTATATTTTACCTGTAGCATAAGAGAATAATCTAATCTTTCCATCCCACACCCTATTTCTAAATTGTGGCATAAACTTAAAACCAGGTACCTCAAAAGTAAAGTATTCGCCTAACTCTCGTCTTATATCGGCGTCTGCTTCAATTTTAAGATATACTTCGTCTAATTTATCTATGATTAAATATCGAGTAGCTGTCATTAGATAGCGCCACTAGTAAACTTTCTCCAGTCTATGGCGTTCTTAATAGTAAATCCTCTATTGCCTATCTGTCTAATTGTTCTATCTAAAAATTCAACAACTGTATCAAGGTAATCTACTTTTTGTTTTTGTTTCTGTAAATCAATATCTGAATCTAAATATTTGTCTATATCAGTTCTTAATATTTTTAAATCAAAAGGTTTTTCGGCATATACAGAGGCGTCAGCCTTTCCAGTATAATATTCCCACTTTTCCTTTTTCATTATATTATATTCAGTTTCAGCACGACTTAACATTAACTTATACTTTGTTAAGTGCTTCATATATTGGTTGTGTAATTGAGGTGTTTTTAATGATTCTAAATCAAGTTCAGTATCATTAATTTTAAGGTCTTTATCGGCCTGTTCTTGTAATTTTTCTAAATCCATAATATACCTATTTTATCACATCACCCTTAAAAAGTAAAGCTTTTTAAGAGGTCGTAACAGTTGTTGTTGAAGAACCAACATTAGCAAAATCATATATTGTATATCTAAAAGTTACTTGTGATGTTAGATATTCTACATCTGTTGCTTGTTGGTCGTATTGTAATCCTGTTAAAGAAACAGGAAACAAATCTCTAAATCTTATCTCTACTTGTGGGTTATTTTTACTAGACAATACCGTTAATGTTGCGTCTGAAAGAGTTGGCCCTTGGTCTGTTGTGCCAAACTTAACCTTGCCTGGCTCTGTTGATACACTTTCATTTGATATAGGAAATCTATCCGAACCAGCGCCTACTAAATTTTGAAACTCTGTATGGTCTCTAGGAAAACCTAAACCAACTAGCCAACCGTGTATCTCTTGGTAGTTTTCTAAATTTTCATCTACTAAAAATGTCATATTCAATTCACCGTAAGTCAACTTATCACCTGGTTGTGGTATGTCTTTAAATCTTGTTTGTTGATCTATTGTACCACCTAAACTAATACCTGGTACATTAACTGCCGTACAAAAATATGTTACCTTTGGTAATTTAATTACATTGAATTTAAACTGTGTAGGGCTAGCGTAATCTAGTTTAGTTGGTTGTCTGTTATATGTATTTGTAGTAGTCATATTACTATTTATCTATTTCTTCCCACTCTTTAGTTTGAGATTCTTGTTTTAACTGCTTCTCATTATCAGTAAGGACACTCTCTTTTTCAGTAGCCTCATCCATTCTTTTTTCAATGTTTTCTAAAAGGCCAGGTTTTTGTAGATAATTAAGACCATAAGCTAATAGGCTTATAAACCCGCCTATTAATACCACACCTAAAATTGACTTGTAAAATGTTTTCATATTAGTATTTAGTGCATAAAAAAAGGCGAGGTTTTGAGGCCTCGCCTTTTTAATTTTACAATGTAAAATGATTACATTATGTTCGCAACTTGGACTCTTCTGTAATATCTGTTGGCATTTTTATTACCAGCACCATTTATTACAGCTGTATCACTAGCACTTGCTTCAGCAAATGGGTTTGCTTGTAAGCCGTATCTAGTTTTAAATCCAATTTTTGGTTGGAAAGTATCTTGACCAACCGCTCTAACCATTTGTAGAGGTACATATGGGCAGTAAAAAATACCAGCGTCATATGGTGATGTACCTTTGTATCCCACTACGAAGTAGTGTTTAGCTGTATTGTTAGCAGCATATGGATCAATGTACACTTTGTATCTACCGTTAAGAACACCAGCAAAAGTATTGCCTGTGTCATCAACGTTTAGGTTGTTATTAAGAGCAGGAGTGTAGTCTAGGACACCAGCCATTTGTAAAGCAGATGCAACATCAGCTGAACAAACGATTAAGTTTCCTTTACCTCTTCTTGTTCTTTGAGCAATCACGTTAGCTTCTCTCTCAACTTGGAACATTAATCCTTTAAATCTCTCAACTGACCATCTACCATTTGAGTCTGTGTCTAAATCGAAGACACCAGCAGATGTTGTGTTGATAGCACTTACAGCACCAATGTGTGTAGATGAGTTATCAGAAGCACCGATTTCAGCGTTGATGTAAATTGTTCTTACAACTTCTCTGTTGATCTCAGCTAAGATTTCAGCAGATAGGATGTTAGCCAATTCAGTTTCAGCGTCTAAACCGTGAATTGCTTTAAGGTCTTGAGCGAGTTCCATAGTGTACTCTGCTTTAAGAGCTCTTGACTTAGCAGTAACAGTTGATTTCTCAATTGAGAATGCCATTTGTGCAAAAGCGTTGTTAGCAGAATCACCTAAAGCTTCAGCAGTACCAGTTGCCATACCTTGGCCTCTAGTGTAAGCTGTGCTTGGGTCATCATTCAATAAACCTGGGTTTGTACCAGTTTGAGCAGCACCTGAGTCAGCAGTAGAATCTCCAGCAGCATTTCTGCTTGAAAAATCTGTGTCTGCTTCGTCAAATAAAGCTTCTCCACCTGTTTGAGAAGTAAATCTACTTCTCATTGCGAAGATAAGACCAGTTGGACCAGTCATTGGTTGTACGCCAGCAATATCGTAAGCGATAAGGTTTGGCATAGCTCTTCTTACTAATGAAATAAGGATTGGATCCCAATTGTCAACAGATGAACCTGTTGCATTAGCAGGAGCAGCTTCGTTTAAGAAAGCTCTATCTTCTTTTGATGCTCTTTCTTGGTTTTCCAAGATAGTCGCAGTAACGGCACGCTTGTATGAATCCGTGATCTTTGGTAGATCAGCGTGTTCTAATACAGGCTGCCATTTTTTTTCGTAAGTTTCAGATAAATACATATCTATTTTCTCCCGTATTATTATTTGTTAGACAATTTAATGTCTTTTGTTTTACTAATAGCAGCAGCGTAAGCAGCCATTGCATTTGATAAATCACCGGAAGGTGATTCACCTGCCGCTACATTATCTATCTCATCATCTTGTTTAACTTCTTTTTTACCAAAGTAACTTTCTTTAATAGTAGATACTTTTGTTCTAAAGTCGTCTTCATTCGAATACTCAACTTCTTCAGCAAGTTTGTTGAATTTCTCCTTAGCAGTGTCAGCTAAATCTTCAGACGATTCATCTATGATGTCTTGTCTTTTTAATTCGCCGTTAGCTTTGTTTAGTTCAACATTCTTGTCAATTGATTCGTTAAGTTTCTTTTCAAGTTCTTCAATCTTCGTAGCTTGATCTTCAAGTACATTGTACTTGTCATCTGGCACATCTATGTAGTGGTCTTCAAATAATTTTTTCAGTCCACCAATAAAGTCCTCAGCGATCTCGCCTTTGATACCTCTCTCAATAGCAATTTGGTTTTCTTTCATCCATTCCTCAACTACGTAGTTTAGGTATGAATCAACTTTTTCAACCATCTCAGCTTTGTGAGAATCAGTATTTTCTTTAAGTTTTTCTTCGTACTCGCCTTCTAATCTTTTTGATTCCGCTTTTACTTTTGATTTAATAGCAGTTTCAAAGATTGTCGCAGCTTTCTGTTTAAACTCTTCCGATAAGTCAGAGTCTCCTATTAAAGCGTCAACGTCCGATTTGATGTCTAAAGTATCTTCAGCTTCTACTTCTTCTTTGTAGCCAGCTTTCATTTCTTTTTTCTTATCTTCTTTGTCGTTCATTTCTTCTTCTTTAGTGTCTTCTTTCTCATCAGCCGTTTCTTTTGAACCCTCTTTTAACTTCGGCATTGCGTCAGCAGAACCTTGGTTTTTTTGTTGAGCGTCACCAGAAACTTGTTTCATTTTTTTTGAAGCGTCAGGATTGCTGTCTGTTGGTTTAGTAACAGCAGGACCTAAGTCCTCAGCTTCACCTACTTTTTTCATAGGTTCAGCCGCTACAGCATTCTTTTTAGGAGCATCAGCTTGTGGATTAGCAGCGTTAGCTTCTAATACAGCTTCTTGTTCCATCGCCTCAAGTTTTTTAGTCTCGGCCATTTGAAAGTCTCCTCTTATTAAATTAAACGTTTAATTTATTTATTAATTATAGATATTTATAAGATTATAGCTTTTTAAGAAATGATTCAAAGACTTTTACTTTCTTTTCATCTAACTCAAATTTTTTCGCCTTATAAATTTCCATTCTCCAGGCTTCAATATCTTTCTCTACTAAAGCACCGTTGTCCCAAACCCACTCTTTTCCTTCCATAATTCCTTCTACGAAAGCGTCTGGAGCGCTAGGGTCTGCTACAATATCAGCAGCTGTAGCTAAATAAAAGTCATCTTTTACGTAGTTTCGGCCACCTCTATTGATTAATGAACCCATACCACGACTTGACACTCCTAATTGAGCGCCTTCGTCAATAAGACCTTTAACGATCTTACCGTATGGTGTATTCATTATTTTTGCTTCACCAATAAAATTATCACCGTCTGGATAAAGTTTCGTAATCATATGGGAAACTCTCTCTAGGTTTACAGTTGGTCCGTCAGGATGTCCTAACTCACCAAATGCTCTTTTTTTATTGACAAATTCTTTATTATATCTAGTCACTTCCTTTACCAAAATCTCTTTTGGATAAATTCTTCCATTTCTATTTTTGATGTTAGATTGTAAAAAGACACCTTTGATCTTGTAGTCTTTTTTACCGTTGGTTTCTTCAACCAGGTATTCTGCTTGTGAAATTTCTTCCGATATTAACTTCATTTTGTTCTCTCTCTTTATATTTATAAGAGTTTTTATCTAAACTCTACTATTATCGTGTAATTATCACCACTAGCAAAGTTCTTTGTTGACAATAGTACATCACCTGTAGGTGTAGTAGCATTGTTAGGTATTTCATCTCCTGATGGTCTAAGGTCAAAGTGACCTTGTCCATTTAAAAATATTGCTGTGGCATTAGCAACACCATCCCATATCAACTCAACAGCTGATTTAGGATTTGCTGTATTTACTGAAAACCAAAGTTTACTAATTTTTCTATTACCGTCTTCGGTCATAAAAGTTAATTCAGAAGCGTCAACTTTTTTGACTAAAGTTTCGCCAGTACCGTCAGAGAAGTTTGTAAGTTTTGCTACAAATTTGACACCTGAAGTATCTGCTATAGTTTGTGTTGTTACTGTATCAGCCATTAGTTTGTATATCCCGATTCTTTATGTGTTTCTAATACAATATTATACTTTGTAACATTTGAATCACTTGTTAAAAATA